GTTTCCCAGTCACGATCGCGTGGAATATCTTTAGTCTAGCTAAAGTGCTAGCCTTTGCTTTTGATTCCATATCTTGAGACATACCCATAGCCTCAGCTAAAGCCCCAAAATCTCCGTTAGTAAGTGTCAAATCTGACATAATAAATCCTCCGTAAAATTAAAATTAAACTTCTACTTCCATACCCATTTTTCCCATTACCTCAAAAAAATGTTTTTTGTCTAATAAATCTGTTGTTTGCGTAAAAGATAAACACTCATCAACTTCTTCAGACATACTTCTTTGTCTAACATAATCGAGTTGTTCTCTATCTAAATGCAACACAGGTTTAAAAGAAATCCTTTCGTACTGACCTTCTTCAACAACTTTCACTTCCGTCACTAGGCTGTTTATACTTTGCCCTTGTTGTAATAATCTTTTTGTATACTGTAAAAACCCCATCTCTTCAAAAATATTCGATTTTTTAAATAACGACGTGCTAGATATAATCATTTGATAAACTGGACCAGATAGAGAATCATGTAAAAGCACAGCGGTTTTTTGATGGAACTTACATGCTCTCGATTCACCGTTACCACTACCTTGTATATTGTTTGGGCACATCGCACAGAATTTAGATTGTGGCTGAGGTGCTTTAACATCTGGTTTTCTTGAATCAGAAGAAAAACACACAGGAGCTTTTCTTACCCCTTCTTCAAAAGGTGTGTCATAGTATTGTCGATGGATGTTAGGTGCTGCTGCTATAACAACAAACCGTTTAGCCGCAGCTACATCTTTGGTAGTAAACCGCTTCATTTTCGGCGCACTATTACCGAGTGTTTACTATCAACATTTAATCCTTCTGGCAATAGATCAGGGTTCTCTTCTAAAAAAGATTTCATGTTTGATTGATGAAGTCTGCGCTCTAATAAATCAAAAGCCTCATGCTCTTGAATAAAATTATACATAGAGTCCCAGTTGTCAGTCCAAAACCTAGATTTTAAAGTTGTATACGCAGTTCCATGTGGAGTCTTAACGCTAGTAGCCCCAGTGTTTTGTAGAAAAGTATTAAGGTGCTGAGATATTACATCTAAATCTACATTTAAATCTGCTATACGTTGGTCAGCTTCTTTTTTTATTCGATCCCGTATTGTTCTAATTTTCACATACGTAGATACCAAGTCGTTGGCATTTATCGGTTCCATTTGTTTCCTTTTGTAATCAAGATTGTTATTGTTCGTTAAACAAATTGCTACATTTTTATACTACCACCCTAAAAATTTTATTTCAACCGTTTTCTACCTCCTTTTTATATAAATCTACTAGCCTTGTGTGCGTTTTAAGTTTATTTTGTAACATACTATATAAACGTTTTTCCACAGGGCTTCCAAAAACATTCACGATAGTCATATTACTTGTTTGTCCCGGTCTATCTATTCTTGCGTTTGCTTGTAAATAAGTTTCCAAAGATGTAACAGGCGCATACCAAACTATAGTGTCAGCCGCAGTTAATGTAACTCCATGTGATGCTGCTTGTGGTTGAACTATTAAGACATGTGGGTCTGTGGCCTCTTGAAAGTTTTTAAATATCTCTGTTCGTTTACCAACAGAAACAGACCCATTTATAATCTCATTAGATATTTTATTTTTCTCTAAATACTCTTGGAGTAATTGTATTGTGTGACGAAATGGGACAAACACTATTACCTTGTTGCTCGCTTCGTCAATAACTTCTTTAACAACCCTCAACCTGTTCGATACATCAAACTCTATTACTTCCTTAGTGTCGGTATAAACGGCACCTCCAGATATTTGAAGTAGTTTGTTTAAATTTACAGCAGCATTAACAGAACTTATTTCTTCCCCGGCGGCTGTAATAAACATGTCTTTCTTTAGTTGTCTGTAATACTTATCTTGTTGAGCAGTTAAAGGTGCTTCTCTATCTACATGAGTAACTGGTGGGAGATCTAAACATTCGCTCTTTGTAAATCGCACAGCAGGCTGCAAAAGTTTAAAAACTGTGTCTTCGGCTGTAGTTCGTGGAATCCATTTAAATCTTCCAACATTTAACATAACCATATCTCTAAACCTACCAAAAAACTGCGGGCATCTATCTGGCACACACATTTTTCCAAGCCCAAAAGCATCTACTGGAGATTGTGCAGCAGGAGTTCCCGTCATCATCCATAGCCAAACATTAGGTGTAGCCAATCTTTTCATGGCTTTCCACCGTTTAGTAGATACAGATTTGTAAGCATTAGCTTCATCAATAATTATTAAGTCAAACCCTGCTTTGCTTATATCTTTTTCAACAATCTCTACACCGTCGTAGTTGATTATTATGAACTCTGCGTTAGAGTTAATTACATCTTTACGTTTTTCTCGTGCACCATATGCTACATTAACTGTCCTATGGACCGCAAACTTAAAGAAATCGGCTTGCCAAGCAGAGTGCATAATTGATAGAGGGCAAACAACCAAAACTTTTTTCACCTTCCCAATACTCATTAAATAGTCTGCAGCCCATATAGCAGATGCAGTTTTACCCGTGCCTTGTTCATTAAAGCAAAACCCACGTTTGGTTATGGATAAAAATGATGCTGTTGTTTTTTGATGGTCCATCGGTTTAAACTGACCGCCCCATTTATAATCTCTTTCCATAGGAGATGGTACATTCTTGAATCGAAGTTCTTTTAGAGCTTTTGCCTCTTCAAACCCCCAATTTACAAGAACTCTAGCAAGCTCCGAACTATTAGCGATTATTTTACTTTTGTTAATCGAATTAGTTATACGGTCTGGGTATTTAGTATTAACTAATAAAGCTTTGTTATCTATAACTTCCATTAAGCGTTCTTCTTTACTGATCTATCTGAGTTACGTTTGAATGATCTGTTCGTGCTAGCCTTAACCACTCTAAGATTTTTCTTTTTATTAGTGCCGCCTTTAGATAAAGGTTTTTTATGGTCAATATCTTTACCCTCTCTTTTGTCGGCCTTACCGTTCTTGTTTTTATCTACGCCTGTTTTATCCATGGCGTATCTAGCACGTTCACGAGCATTACGTCTTTCTTGTTCTTTACGGTTTTTTTGCTGCACATACTCTTTCTTGTACGGTCTCGGTTTATTTATGTATGCCATTTCTTTCTCCTTTTAATTTTTCAATTTCTACTCCACTACGTATTTCGTCGAATGTTTTTTCAAAAGTGTAAGGCACTGTAGTTATCCTTAAATTGTTTTTATACTGCTGCATTTGAACAAAAAAGGGCTTGTCTATCCCACACTGAAAACACCATACTTTTATATGCAAAATGTCGTATGCTTGTGGGCCCACCCCCCAACTTACAGTATCTTTTTTAGTAGACTCTAATTTACCCCAAGATAAATGTCCGAAATTTAACGTTGTCCCACCGCAGTGATGACAACACATTTCATTCCAAGTAATTGACTTGTTGCTATATTTTATTGTCTCTCCATCATGGTGGCCGATTGCTTCACCGTTAGTATACGTATCGCTAAATTTTTTCATATCTCACATCCTCCTGCAGTGCACGCAAGTTCTTGAGTGCCTTGTACATTATCTACTTCTTCAATTAATCGGTCCCAAAAAATCTCTTCGGGCATTTTTGCTAACATATCTTCGTAAAGTTCTTTGGTACATTCTTCGTATGGTGCTTGTCTATACGTTCCGCCATCGTAAGGTAAAAAAGATATTCCTGATATATCATCAAAATTCTTCCAAACCCATGCCCCGACAGCCATCCAATCTTCGTCTTTAACTGAAATAGTTACAGATGGTTTATGCTCACACCAACACTGTTGGTACATTAACCATAACTCTAAATGCTGTGTTGCTGTAAGATCTTCTCTAACTCTAGCGCCCTCTGGAGCTTTTATAGGAAAAGAAAAAACTGATGTTGAATCTGGCTTCATTACACAATCTTCTGTAGGAACTCTTGCCTCTTTTAAAAAAGCAGTTAGGGGGTCTTTCTTATCTCCCCGAACACGCCTAATATAAAAATTACTATGTCTCGGATGAATACCACTGGCAGAATTAACAAGCTGACTAACAGTGCCAGAAGGTTTGACGCAAGTAATAGCGGTAGATTGATTAATACCAAGAGAAGTGGCAAGGTCCAAGTTTGTTGTAACAGCAACCTCCCTAAGAATCTTAAGTTTATCTTTGGTCTCATCTGAAGTCTCCGACATCCATTTATTATCAAGTATACCCGTTAGGCTTACCCCTAACAATCGCTCTTCTTCTGTATTTTTTTGCCACACCTTTCTCAAGTATGGAAACTTAGTTAAAGTAGCCTGCCATGTTCCAAGAATAGTAGCAATTTCTACTTTTTCTTTTAGCGTTTCTAACGTATCACTCTCACGAACCACTACCTCTGAGAGGTTACAAAACTGCCCGCCAGAACCTGTTATTGATCCCCCAGTTTTTTCGTCAATCTTAGGTCCTCTCAATATTATCTCACTGCACGGATTAGTACCCCAGTCATAATTAGGATCTCGTCTACCGTTTTTAGCCACCTGACGTTTAGAAGCATCTCTACTAAATATCCCACGCTCGCCAGATTTAGAATCATACAAACTTCTCCACTCTGCCATAAACTGACCCATATCAGGTTTTTCTTCATATACTGCTGAGTTATTAGCTAGGGCACGGTGTCCATTACCATTCCACCAAGCACCAGATTTACACTCACGCATTTTAGAGTCTTCCAATTGACTCAGACTTATCATTGCACTTCTTCTTACACCACCTACTACTACAACTTCTCCAACTTTACCCATAATGTCGTGGCAATCTATGGAACTCAGCTTTCTACCTTTGGCTTGTTTGAATTTAAAAATAGTGAACTCAAACAATTCTTTCAATGGCTCTGGTCCACTTGCCCTACCCCCAAAAGTTTTTAATCTTGCCCCCGCCGATCGTGACTGGGAAAC